CATACGCATGTGCTTGAGCTTGACCAGTGGGATGCCCAATACGTTGTGGCACCCGCCGGAATTGATCGACGCACCAAGGTTGGTAAAGCTGAATGGGAAGTATTCCAGACAGCCATCGGCACTCGCACTGTGATCAGCCGCGAGGATGCAGACCTTGTGATGAAGATCGGGCGATCAGTGCTTAGCCACCCTGCTGCGGCCTATCTGCTTGGCTTGCCTGGTAAGGCAGAGACCACGCACATGTGGATTGATGAGATCAGCGGCTTGCAATGCAAGTGCCGCCCGGATTGGCTGCTGGATGACGGCAGCATGATCCTGGATCTCAAAACCACCGAGGACGCCAGTCCCAGGGCATTTCAGCAGGTGATCGCCAAGTGGCGTTACCACGTCCAAGCTGCGTGGTATTTGGACGGCATTGAAAAGGCAACGGGCAAACGCCCTGAGCAATTTATTTTTCTTGCTGTCGAGAAAAAGCCACCGTACGTCTGTGCGGCGTACGTTGCAGATCCGCAAATGGTTGAGATTGGCGGCCAGACTGCTCGCGCAGATCTGGACAAACTCAACATATGCAAGGCTGCTGACTATTGGCCTGGGTATAGCGACCAGGTGGAGGTCATTAACCTTCCACCATGGATGCGACCCAAAGCTGATGGGACTATGCCTACACCAACTGAAATTGAAACCTACTAATGGAAAACACAGCAATTACAACAACCAACAACTCGGTCTTCTCTGGCATCCAAGCTTTCGAAGATGCCCAGCGCATTGCGAAAGCTTTGGCCAGTAGCACGTTGATTCCACCGCAGTTCCAAGGGCAAAACGGTTTTGCCAACTGCTTGGTGGCGCTTGAGATTGCAGGGCGGATGAACATCAGCCCGTTTCTGTGTATGCAGCATTTGCACATCATCCACGGGCGCCCCAGCTGGAGCAGCGCTTTTATCATCGCCATGGTCAATGGCTGCGGCCGATTTACGCCGCTGCAGTTTGAGATCAGCGGCGAAGGTGACAGCCTTGCTTGCTATGCCGTTGCCACGGACATCAAGACCCAGCAGGAGTTGAAGGGACCAACCATCACAATGTTGATGGCAAAAAAAGAAGGATGGGCCACTAAGTCTGGCAGCAAATGGCTGACCATGCCGGAGCTGATGATTCGGTACAGAAGCGCAGCATTCTGGGGACGTCTTTTTGCCGGTGATTTGCTGGTGGGTCTACAGACTCAGGAGGAGGTAATTGACGTGCAAACCGTTAAGGTTTCCGTCGGGATTGACGAACTCAACGCAAAGGTTCAGGCTGCACCAGTTGTTGAACCTGAACCGGCCAAGCCGGTTGAGGAACCTGATGACCTCTTCTGACCTTACATTTTTCACCGACCTGCAATTGGCTGAGCGGTGGCACCTTCACCGCCAGACGTTGATCCGATGGCGGTCTAGCAATACTGGACCTGCCTTTCTCAAGATCAACGGTCGCGTGCTTTATTCCCTGGCCGAGGTGGAGCAATACGAAAAGGCCAACACCATCACACCTGACAACCAATGACTTTCAAAGCAAACGGCGCATTGTTCAAGAACACACCTGAGAAGCTGCAAGAGCGCTTCAAGGATCGCTACGATCCCAGCCGCAACTACCCGGCATTTGATGGCGTGTTCAGCATCAAGGAAGATGACCGGATGGCGTTTGCGTCATACATCATGAACGCCAACCCCAATGATCGCGGTGAGATTCCCATCAAGATCAGCGGATGGACCAAACAGGCTGCTAGCGGCCAGAACTACCTGAGCCTTGCCTTTGAGCCTGACTACAAGACCATGAAGGCAATTGAAGAAAAGATGGAAGCTGCCGGTGCGGCTGACAGCTTGGCCAAGGCCACTGGTGGCGCCGTGGTTGAGGTGAGTGAGGCTGACTTGTTCTGATTGAATTGGCCCCGTTTTGGCGGGGCTTTTACCCCCAACTTTTAATGAATTGCCCGAATTGCGGTAGCAAAAACAACCGCACACCAGTAACCAATGGGCACCTACCTGACGAGGTGGTGCGCAAACGGGTCTGCAAGGCTTGCGGCCATGCTTGGTTCACGGTCGAGATGACTGTTCCTGTTTACGCCATTGGTTGGTCTGATCGACACCAGCACAAGCCGGTACTGCGGACACCGATCACGCTGGAGCCAAGCTTTTTTGAGGCTGCTGATGTGATGGAGAACCTGGCAAAGGCCAACGCTGCCATCCAAAGGAAAGCGGCGCTCAAGTACGGTGAAAATTTGTAACACAACGCCTAATTCCATGAACACTTATTATTTCTCCATCCCAGAAGCATCTGTCCTTGAATTTGTGCAAGCACCTACCCTGCTTGAAGCCAAAGAAGCTGCAACCGAAGAGTGGCTACCATTTCTTAGCCAAATGGAGTGGCTGCCAACCGATGACTAAGGTTCCGCCAGAAGCAGTGCGCGACATCCTTTTGTCGCCTGACACCCACAAAGCCATGGCTCAACGGTATGGTATTTCACGCCAAACTGTTGAGCAAATACGCTTTGGTGTAGGCCACAAAAAACTGTTTCCCGAAATCCCTCGGCGAAATTCTTTTGCTAAGCATTCCTGTGAATGCTGTGCCTTGTGGCTTAAAGGCAAATGTTCTCTTGGCTTTCCAGAGCCAGCGCAAAATCTTTATTTTGCTGGAGAATGCAACATCTTTACTAAAATCTCAAATGATTGACCACCTGAGCCGTCTTCAAGCACTTGTCAGCGATTCCGGCCTGTTTAAGGCTGGCCGCGAACATGAGCGCGAACACATCAAAGCTTTGATCCGTGTCCGCATGGATCAGTTGCATCACAATTCGGTAGCGTGGCAGGAGTGCCGCAACCTTTACAACATCATCAAATGAAGCAACACGAGCTTGACCTGAACCGCTCCCGCTTTATGGACGCGCTGTATGCGGCCAGTGGCCGTACAAACGGCCTATACACCAACCTATGGCAGGAGTTTTGCGCCAGGCTTGGCACCAACCTCCGCGACACTGATGGGCGTATAATCCTGGCTGATTGCATCAAGGCAATCGGTGGCACCGAAAGCCACCTTGCCGAAAAGCACGCTATGGCCTGCATGGAAGCAATTCGAATTCACCTAATGAAAGGATCAGAATGACCGCACCAATTTTTTTCAAGTCTTACCTGCTGGGCCGTAACGTCCAATTGGATGAGATCAAGGATTTGTCGGACCAGGATTTGCGCACGTTGAACGTCGAGACGCTGGCTTCGCTTGACGAGTCTCGTTTTGAGTACAGCCAAATCGACAACAAGCATTCCGCTGATGCTGGCCCGACATTTGCCCGCATGAAGATTGCGGGTTACTTTCAGGCTGCCATCAAAATTGAGCTTTCAACCGATGCCTGATTTAGTCAACCATCCGCCGCATTACACCGATGGCGCCGTTGAATGCATTGACGCCATTGCAGCGCAACTGACACCAGAAGAATACAGAGGCTATTTAAAAGGAAACATTGCCAAGTATATCTGGCGTGAGCGCCATAAAGGTGGGATAGAATCACTGAGGAAGGCACGCTGGTATTTAAACCTTCTTATTACTACCATTGAATCATGAAAGCACCATTCCTTACAGCGCTTGAGAACTGGGCGCTGCGTTTCCTAATCAGCAGCCCACGGGTGGGTCTTGTGATTGTCAAAAATCACACGGGCAACGGCATTTACGTTGCCTCCGATCTATCCGATCCAACACTGCCGCTTCAATTTCGGGAAGAAAAAGATCAAGAACCACTGTCGATGCAACTGGAACGGTTGTATCACGAACCTGCATATGGTGAACTCAAATGATCGTTCTCTATAGCGGTAGGGTCATCGTTGAACGATTGAAGTTGTCTGAAAACTGGCGCGCCAAAATTCGCGTACCCGGCCAGCCTGAAACAATTCTTGACCTTTGCACGCCTGACGTGCGAGAGGCGTACATCCGTGCGCAGTACCACTATTTGGCACTACGTAAAAACCAACCAATTGAAGAAATTGAAACTGAGTTCTATGGAAAAGCTAAATGCTGGTCTTGTATCCATTGGTTGCCAAGGGGTGACCAATGCAGTTTTGGATTCCCGGAAGCACGGCAGAATGGGGGGCGCTTTGCCGCACGTTGCGGGTTGTACGACGATGGAAAGGAAGGTGTTGGACAGGATGGACCGGGGCGATGGCCGCTGGATTGAATTGCTGGACCACAGCTTTGGTGAAGAACCGCTGTACCGCGCTTGCGGCCAAAACGGTGCCCTCTGCCGATATACCAACGATCTTTGGCAGGCTGAAATTTACGTGCAGTATTACTGAGTAAGCCACGAGTCGATGGCTTCTTCGCGAGTCAGGCTGTGAAACGGCTGAGCACGAAACCATTCGCGCCAATCACGATGCCCTTTGCTGCCGTTGCACATGATGCAAGCGCCGCAGAGATTTTCTGGCACGGTTAACCCACCCATAACCTTGGGGATGATGTGGTCAAGCGTGGCGCTGCGGGGACCCAGTTGCTCATTGCAGTAGGCGCAGCAGTAATCACTGCGAAGCAGCACGGCATCACGCCATCGCCGCTTCGCCTCCTTCCTCGGTATCAATGTTGTCCCGTCGATTTGATGATCCACTGTTGGCATCTGGCAGGGGAAACATTTCGATCTCAAGCGACAGCAGATCATCCTCGTTCTCGATGAACTCGGTGATCCGTGCATACATGTCTGCTGGCAGCTCTTCGGGGTCAGTCTCCGAACGAACCACCACCAGGGCAGTGATCTCGAACAGATATGGCTGCACGGAGCAGTTGCCGCTGCCTCTAGGTTAGCCAACGGGCACAAGCGTAAAGAATTGCAACAACACTGCCAGACGCGCCGCCTGCGGCGTATTCTGTCTGCACGGGAGGCAACTCCCACAATTAAATGGAATCAAATGAACATCACCGCTTCTTCCACCAAGGCCGAGATCATCGACGCATCCTGCGAGTTGATCGACACCCAAGCCGAGCAGATCAACGATCTCAAGGAGCGCCAACTGATCCTCTGGACCATTGTTGGCATCCTGTCCGTACTGCTTGCATTCGGCGCCTAACAACAACGGGGCACTTCGGTGCCCTTTTTCATTACCTACATGAACTACGCACTTCAAATCCACGACATTCAAGTCGGACTATTCGACACCCACATTGGGGCCACGGCTTTTGCTGAGCAGAACGGGTTTGACAATTACACAATGATTAAGTTGTTTGACCCAGCAGAAGCGCCGGGTGTGATCTACCGCTTAAGGGAAAACCAATGAGCTTTCGGTCTACCATCTCCACTGTTGCTGCGCTGGCCTCCATTGGAGTTACCAGCGTTGGCATCTACAAGGCCACTGAGATTCCCAAGCAGTCAATTGCCGAGCCGCAACAGCAAGTTCAGCCACCAGCACCGGTCACCATGGTGCCACCGCCTCAGGCGGTTACCTTGCCGCCGCCAATGGTCGAACCAATCCAAGAATTACCACCACCACCACCGTCAGACCTACCGATCCGCCAATGACTAACCAACACCCCATCACCCCACCGCCTGAGCTGGTAAAAAAGCTGCAAGAAAAAGCTCCATACTTTGAGGGAGTTTTTGAAAGAGAGCAGTGCATCATTAACGCCGCCTACCAAGCTGGCGCCGACCAGGAGCTGGAGGCGTGTTGTGCAGAGATGGACGGCTGGGGCGACATCCACTATTCCTCTGGTTGGAAGTTCTCTAAAGATCTTCGCGACCGCCGCCGCCCCAAACCGCCGACGCTGAAGGAGCAGGCGCTGGCAATCGGCCCTGAATGGCAACCTTGTGTAAAACTGCCCATCACGGTACATGTTCGCGAACAACGTCACGGTGAAACACATATCAGCACTCGTGAAGGTCTAACTCCACTGCTTCCCGACGACTTAATTATGCGTGGGGTGCAGGGTGAGGAGTACCCGATTGGCCGGGAACTGTTTGAGCAAACGTATCGGATGGGGACCAATGAATCGGAAGGGCCCACGGATAATGAGTTGCGTGAATTGTGGCACGACGGCTGGGATACCACCGAAGAGTTTGGTGCATTTCAGTTTGCCCGCGCCGTCCTTGCCCGCTGGGGGCAGTCATGACTGACACTCGCATGATCCAAATGTTTGCCATTGGCTTTCTTTGTAGTCCACTCACCTGGATAACAGTTCATCATTTACTAAACTACAAACAATGACTAACCTCTCCCCCGCCGCGCAGGCTGTCCTGGATGCTGCGAAACTACCTAGCAAGTGCTATGCTCGCCAGATTGCTGCTGCTATTCTTCGCGCTGCTGTGAATCAGGTGGTGCCGCCTGAGCAAGAGCGATTGTTCAACGAAGAAAGACCGTGGGATGGTGAGCTTTGCGCTGTTGTGGAAATCCGCCAGCAGCTCCTCGCCATCGCCAACGAGCTGGAGGGGCACGCATAAAAAACATGCAGCAGATCAGCGCTAAGCCGAACTGCTGCATAAAACGTATTCTCAACCCTTGCTCGCCGTAACGCCAAGATCAGCGTTGTAGCGGCCAGTTTGGGCATATGTGCGTTCTGGGGTGCCGGATACCAAGATGAATTTCATCTGCCCAATCCGCATTCCAGGCCAAATTGGCAACGCATTCAACCGCCTGCTGTTCTTCAATTCCATTGTCAGCCGAGACCCATACCAACCGGGATCACACCAACCAGCCTCGGCGTGGTCCCAACCATCACGGGCACGGCTTGACTTCAGCACGAACTGGGCACCGACGTAATCAGGCAGGTGGAAGATTTCCCTGGTTTCAGCAAGGAAGAATTCACCCGGCTTGATCCAGTACGGTTGCTCTTCGCTGTAATTATGAATGCCGGTGATCTCCAGTTCACGGGTGCCGGTGACCTCGATCATGATCCGATCACCAAGTGTTACATCCAGTGATGCTGGGTTGAGGTGCTCTTCTACGTAAGGCGTGACCATCTGCTTCTTTTGGCAGAGGCGTCGGATCTCAAAATCAGGTAGCAGCACAGATAAAAATTAAGCGCACCGCAGCCTAAGCGATGATGCACCATCCTGAGCTGGGTCCATCGACCATCCAACGCGGCTCGAAGGTTTTGTAGTCGTAGTGTTGCTTGGCGCCAAAGGTGCTGCCATACTCGCCGGTCGCCACGTTCATAGCGCCCCATGGATCGTGGACGATGTAGGAGCCGCGCTGGTTGTTATACCCGATGATGCACAGCCAGTGGCCACCACCTGATGGTGCGTTGGCCGTGCCATGGTGCAGGAACCCCGCAGGCACCGGTTTGCCTGCATCAATCTGCTGTTGTACCAAGGCACGATTGCCGTTGGTCTTGAACCGTGCATCAAGTCCGTAGTGGTGCAACGCCTTGATCTGCACGGTTGAGTTGGTCGTGTCCCCGATGGTGAACACCGTTTTGATGTACTCGTCGTCGGAGTGGATCACACCCGGCTTGAGCGTCATCAGCAGCATGGCGCAGCTTGAGCTGAAGCATGTCCGCCAAGCATCGCGGTAATTGTCCCGCTGGCTTTGGTACGGCGTTGGCAACGGGTTGGTGATCTGCTGCTTGCCAGCTTGACTCCAGGTCTTAAACCACGCCTGCTCGCGGCCAAGGATGTTGGGGTTGGCTTTGTTGATGGCCTCCTCCAGCTTGGAAATGGCAGCCATCTGGTAGCTGAGACCCTTATAAAACTTGCAAAGGTCAATCAGTTTGATGTTGCTCATTGGTCGAATGCAGGTTTTACCGGCGACTGAATGCGCATTTCACCGCCAAGGTCGCGGCTGTCGCCTGTTTGCAGCTCGTCATTAATCGGCTGCTCGGTGTAAATCGGCTTTGGCTTCTGGCGTTCAATCTCGCGATCAATGACGGCTGCGGCCTCAGCTACAGCAACATCGATCTTGGCGGGCAGCGTTGTCTCGAACTTCTTTCGTGCGATGTACCGCTGTGCCCGCTCAAAATCTGATCGCGTATCAAACTGCCAGATCAGCCCTTTTTTGGCTTCAGTGTGCGGAGGATCTGGAAGACAAGCTGAACAATGCTGTTGGCTTTCCACTTGGGATTAAGGCCGATGATCTCAGATGCGGCTGCAATAACAATCCAAAAGATTGGATTGGCAAGGATAGCTTCCATGACTGGCACGGTGGTTTTGCCCAGTTTAGCGCCGAAGTTCCAGCTTGATCAAGCGGACATCATGATCCATAACCTTGTCTTCAACGTCACCAAGCTTTTTTTGGATCAACTGCTGGTTGCTGAGCACGTCATCCAGCTTGGTGGGGACGGTGTAGCAGAGGTAGAAGATGCCAGCGCCAGCACTGCCAACGGCCAAGATTACGATGCCAGCCAAAGCTTCTTGCCGCACGCCGCGCCAAAACCCTGGTTGTGGTTCAGGGGTTGACACGGCGGGCGGCTCACTGACCGTATTTTACCAACCCCTTAAGCTTCCAGATAGATGAACGTGCTGTCCTCGTACAGCAACGCATCCGAGTCCTCGGTCAGGATGTACTCCGTTGCGGCTGGGGCTGCGGCACCACCGCTCAAGCTGGTCTTAATACTTGGCCGCAATGAGCGCTTAAGGCTAGTGCGTAGGTTTGCAGCCATCAGCCTGCGCCGATAATGGTGGCAACAGATGGGCTACCACCGTTAATGGTGACCAATCGCAAGCGGGCATAGTTGACTGGGCAACCGCTTAAGCAATAACCAGTTGTCCCATTGGTCAGAATTGTATAGTCAGCATTGTCTTGGTTAAGGTTAAAATAATCAACGCCGTCGAGGCTGCCTTCAAATCTGATCACAACGCTGGTGCCAATGGTGGCAACTGTGACTTGATAGGTAATTGCTTGCGCGCCGTAGCTCAAACCGTTCTCAGTTACGCCAGTCGCAGTCAACGTGTCCAGTGTCACGTATTGCTTTGACTGAAGCCTTTCGTCTGCGGATGGCATGGTGTTAAACGCTTTGGAATAATTCTAGCCTTTGCCTTGACCACGGCGCTTCTTACGTCCGTGGTTAGGACGTGAGCGTTTGCCTTGGCCTTGGTTGGTCAGCTTTGGAGCACCCGGCTGGTGGGTGATGTGGGAGGCACCAGCCTTTGCGCGTACTGCCATGGCTTACCAGGGGACGCCAGCAGCTTGGGTTGGATTGCGTTGCTGGTTGAGCTGGTTCTGCAAGGCGGCTTCTACTTCAGTAACCTTGTCAGCGCCAAGTGCTTCCTTGACCCATGACACCACTTCGTCCTCGGTGAGATCGGCGAAGGGGATCAGGTTGTCGGGACGCTCAAAGCCAAGAGATCCATAGGCTCCGGCGGAGTAGGTGTCGTCTTTGGCGTTGACGGTGTAGTGGGCGGTGAACACAAAACCGTCAGCAGTTTCGCGTTCGAGGTTGGCAATTGCCCAGGTGGTGACGGTCACGGGTGCAGCGGTAGCCATGGATTGAAGTGTTTTGTGGAAGTGTAGTTGGTTTGCAACCAGTTGTATAGGCCGGTTGCCCGCCGGGTAGTAAAGGTGACTAATCAAGCTGGCTAAAGGCTTCTGAGTACTGTTCAATTCCTAGACATACAATGCCAAGGATCTTGGCAAGCCGATTGAGTTGATCTTTGTCTGCCGGTGCGACCAGTGAAGGATCGTCCTCAATGCACCAATCAACAAAAGACAGAAATTGTACTTTGGTGTCATTCATGACCAAACGGATAGCCCTCAGATTTAATAATGTAACCTTCAATCCAGGCGTCCGCTGGATCTTCTTTTGTAGGTTTAATCTTGAGCAGGAACATAAGGGCACTGGAAACACTAATGCCAATAAATCCTGTAATCAAAATAGCAATAAGTTCAGACATAGAAGAGAGTAGGGTTAATGGGCTTAGGTGGCAATAATGCCAAGGGTCCGCAGTTTTGCCAATAAGTCATTTAACTGCGTAATTACGTCAACGGCAGTAGTGGCATTAGCTACAGCAGCGGGTTGCACCACAGGAGTGGAGTTATAGAAGCCCAGTTTTTGCGTGGTAGCTGTGCCGATTTTGGTGCCAGTGGTGGTGCCAACGGTGATGTTGCCAGCATCGGCCACCTGGAGCACACCTGCGCTGGTAATACGCAGCCTCTCCGTAGGACTAGCCGCGCCGTCGGCAGTAGTGGAGAACACTAGGCGTGATGGTTGACTACTGCCAGAAGTCCACGTTCCTCCATCCGCAAAAGCGCCAATGTAGGCAGCAGCAACATGACCTGAATCAGAAAACCCGATGTTTCCCAGGTTGTCGCTTGTAATTCCAGTATTGCTACCACGCGCTAGCAGAATATAAGAATTGCCTGTTGGCGCCGCAGAATTACCAGTAAAAACAGCACGGGCAACTTCAGACGTAGAAGACGTGCCAACTAAGAGCCTGCCGCTGGAGTCGATGCGGGCGCGTTCGGTATTGTTAGTAGCAAAAACAATAGGGTAATTACCGCTATGCCAAATGTTAAAAGAATATGGCGCACCCAATCCACCAGCGCTACTGTCAAGCCCTATGTAGCCGGTTCCACCAGTATTGTTTACCCTTAAAAAAGCATTATTTGTACCAGTTGAGGAGGTTACATTGATATTGCCCTGAGGAGCAGATATATCAAGTGTGTAGTTAGGCCCAGTAGTGCCAATCCCTAACCTGCCGCTGGAGTCGATGCGCATGGCTTCAACGCCACCTTCAGCAAATGCCAGCGTGTCTGCTGCTGGGTTGAAGATGCCGGTGTTCGGGTCGCCGTCAAAGCTGAAACTTGGTGCGGCGGCCGAACCAGCCGGTGCGCTGGCAAGCAATTCGCCGTAGGTGATCTTTTTGTTTTTATCGGCTGCTGCGGCCTCACTAATATCAACAATCGGCAGCACGTCACCAGTGGCTGGTGCTGTCAGCGCCGTCAGGTCCGTAATTCTGCGGTTAGCCATAAGAGTTCTTGCGTAGTGAAAGTCTAGCTCTGGATGTCAAGAGCTACCTTGATTTCATCCGCATTGTCGGCATCATCGATGGCGTCTTGCACCAGTGCGTACTTGTCGCGGATGGCTTGGCGGGATGTCTCGGCGGCTGTGTGATCAGCGCCGGGAATCTGCTTGCTGATGATCGCGTCAAGCGGTGCAAATTCAGCCTCCCGTTGAGCGCGGCGCAGTTGATGGCCGATGGTCTTGGCCTTGTCCATGTTGATGGTGATCATTGGTCGGCCTCTAGGGTGGCGAAATAGGCATCGGCACCAAGGCCGTAACCGTCGGGGGTGCTGAAGTCAGCTTCCCAGGCGCCACGGAATGTCCGATCCGCTGGGATGTCCGCAGCATCAATGAGCAGGTAGGGGATGCCTGCCGGTACATCCTTCCGGGCGACGTCCTCGATGGGAAGTTCACTTGTGGGAATGATGACGCTGACGCCGCCAGACTCGTTTTGAAAAATGATGCGTGAGGTGGTCATGGTTGTGGTTGTCATGATGGGTTACCGGAAGATGGCGACATCAATCTCTTGGAAATCAGTAAATGCGGAATCTGTATAATTAACGGTGCCAAATGTTATTGCAGTAGTTGTTTTTGTTGTTGTGCCCCTCAGTGATCCTGAGCCGAAGGCGGCTACTCCAGCTGTTTCAGGAAACACATTGACAAAGGTTGCATAATTAGCATCCGCCAACGCCGTCGTGAAGTTCACCGTATAGTTTCCAGTGCCATTATCCGTAATGCTGCTCACGTTGCCACTCGCCCGGATCGCAACCGTACCCGTGCCATCAAAGTTTACCCACGCACGAGCTGAATACGAGGGAGCAGATCCCGATGCTGTGGATAGTGCTGCTGGAGTTCCCCAGGCTGGTAACGCGCTGGCCCCTTGACTGACCAGGACCTGTCCTGTTGTGCCGTAGTTCGCACCACCAATACCCAGTTGACCTGCACTCCCGATTCTGAACCGCTCAGTATTCGTAGTGCGGAGAGAGATTGCGGCGGCATCTTCTGTTTGCAACAATAAATCACCCGTGCCACGGTGAGTTACGAACGACGATGTGTTGGCACCCGAATTGCCCCGCATCACTCTCAACCCATAATCTGTATAGGTTGTGTCACCAACTAAATCGACAAAGGCGTATTGGCTGGTTGTTGTCCCTTGGCCTAATTCAATGGTGGAGCTACCACCTTGATTAAGAATTCGTGCGCTACCTCCTTGAACGTCAAGTTGATAGCCGGGAGTAATGGTGCTAATGCCTACGCGGCCTATAGTGTCAACAGTAATGTAATCAACTTCGGTTCCAGCGACAGATTTAGATAGTTTGAAAGCATGGTCAGTGCTTGTTTTTTGACCAAGCAACCATTCGGCAGTTGCTCCACCGTTATAGAGGTGATAGCGGGCTTGCCCTGCTGTGGATGGAGCAATGCGTATGTTGCCAGCTGTTGCACTTGCGGCGGGAAAGCGGACGTCCAGACTTGTACCTGGGGTGGTCGTACCAAGGCCCACATTGCCGTCTGCTCCGACCGTCACCCGGTCGAGGTTGCTGGTTGCAAACGTGATTCGCGCTGCCTCTTCAGCCGCAATTACAAAAGCACCGGTGCCGCGATGCCTGATGCTGGCAGTGCTATTGGCCCCACCGTTATCTCGAATCAGTCGTAAACCATAGTCCGTGTAGGTTGTATCACCAACCAAGTCAAGGTTGGCGTATTGGTTGCCGCTTGCTCCAACGCCCACCTCAAGTGATGTGCCAGCGCCGCCAGCAAACACCCTTGCATTGCCGCCTTGAACGTCGAGCCGATACCCAGGAGACGTGGTCCCAATTCCCACATCACCCGAGCTGCCGATGTGGATCCGTGATGTTGAGTTGGTCGTCAACCCCAGCGTGTTGCTTGCTGGCGAAAAGATCCCATTGGCGACACTGCCAGCCGTACCTGTGGCATTGACGGAGAAGTATTGAGCGGCGGCGGTGCCGGTGACTGAAATGGCCGGGAACGCAAACGTGCTTGACAGTGCGCCCCAGGCGCTGCCCGTCCACTTTTGCCATGTGTTAGATGCACTGGTCCAGCGAATTGCACCCGTTGGGATGTTGGTGCTGGTGGTCCCGTCAAACTGCAACGCCAAATCGGTGTCGCGGCTTTTGACCTCAGCCAAAAAATTGGTGTAGGTGCTGCTAAGCGTTGGCAGGGACCAGTCAGCCATTTAAACGCCTCGTGCGCTCCAGCTAAATCCTCCGCTTACTCTACTACCTGCTGTGTTGTAGAGAAGCACTTTGAACGTGGTCGGATTGGGTACGTCAACAAAATCATAGATTGCAATGACGGGCGCACTGGTGCCAGCGGCTGTCACGCTGATGCTGTCAACGTCGATAAATGGGATGTTGAAGGTCACGGTCGTGCCGCCACTATCGCCGGAGTTGGCCGTACCACTGCCCGAGTCGGTACGCAGCTTGGCGTCCAACTTGGTGTTGATGTTGGTAATCTCCAAAATGTCGTTGTTGCCCGTGCTTACAAAATCATATTGAATGCGGACAAATTGAAAGTCTGTAACAAACACTGAGCTAACACCTGCGTAAACAGTCCAGGCATCGCCAACAAATTTCTTAACGCTGATTGCCGGAGTGACTGCGACGGAACCAACAATGTTGCTTGATGTCAGTGTGGTGCTGACCCTAGTGCCCGCTAGCACTGCGCCATAGTCAATGGTTTCTGTGTACTGTCCTGTTGTTTCGGTCGGCATTGCGTAGTAGGCATAGCCTGCTGTGATTTGATCTTGTGGTGTGGTCCAGCTACGACTGGTGAAGTGCGATTGCCACGTTTCGGTGGTATTGACGGTGGCATATAATTTGCCATTTTCGGCTGCAAGATTTGTTTTGGTGCCGTTGAAGGTACTGTTCTGATCCAGTTTGAGTATGTAATCAGGCGGTTGGTTGACTTGGGCGGAGATGCTGCCTGGTGTTCCGTAATTGCCAGCAGAATCAATGCCTGCCAACCAGTAGGTGTAGGTGCCTGATGCGGTTTCAAACACGGTTGTAAACTTGCCTTGCTTAGTACCGATTACCGTGGCGCCTGCCCAGGTTGCACCCTTACGCAGTTCGTAAACACTGATTGGCAATGTCTGGGTGCAGTCGTTCCATTGCAGCAATACATTGTTATCAATAACTTGTTGGCCAATGGTCGGTTGGCCTGGTGGGATAACAACGGCGTCAACATAATTGCTAGTGCCGTATGTTCCATTAAGATCAACTGCTGCAACAAAAAACCTACGTGTACCAGCGAACGGTGCTCCACTGGGATCCCATTTGGTGGTAAACGTGGTTGCTTTAACGGTGCCCAAAAGTGTTGCTGTTGCGTAAGTGTCGGAAGTTGCTCCGTAACGTATGTCATAAACAGCAGTTGCTAGATCACCGGTTACAGCATCCCAAGACAGAGTAAAATTCTCTCCGGCAAACTGCCCGTTAACGGACGGTGCTGGTGCGCCAACAATTGTGAGGGATGCACTAATTGCTGTTTCGCTGTAAACGCCACTGGTGTCGAGCGCTTTGATCCACCAAGTTGTTGTTCCAGGTGCAACCAATCCAAGTTTTTTGCTGGTAGCAGCAAATAGACCAAGCTTGATGCCGTTATCCCATGACTCGCCTTGCCATATTTCGTAACCTTGAAGGTCAAGATCTGTAATCGCCTCCCAGTTCAGTGTGACCCCAACATCAGGATCTAGGGTGGCGCTGAATGTTGTGACATCGCTGGGCGGCGCGGTCTTGCCTAGTGCGGCAATAGATCCCGTGAGTGCTGTTGTTGACGGTTTGCCGCCTGCATTAAGACTGTAAATCTTAAAATCAAACAGACCCGGCGTTATGTTAAGAAGTTCAAAGTCAAGAGATGGTTGCTTGCTTATCGTCCAGTTGTCTAAATCTTTGCGCCAGCGAACTTCGTACTGATTGACACCAACGACGGGCTTCCAGGTGACAATAATTTTTGAGCGTACCTCAGCTTGATTCGTGTATAGAACTTCATTGAACGATAGGTCTGTGGGGGCGTCGGGTATTTCGTTGAGGTTGGTAGTGTCCCTAAATTGAAGCGGTGTGCCATCTTCGATGTTGGCGTATTTGGTGGCGTTGTAGGCAATTGCCGTAATGGCATACTGGCTTTGCTCCTGTTCTGCTACACCAAGTACGCGCCAGGTGCTGGTCTGTAGATCGGTGGACTCAAAAACCCAGATGCTATTGGTAAGTGGTGCAGAGCTAAATGCAGTGCCAACCGTGATGGCGTTGCCAGCGATGTTTGTAACCGCTCGTGTTTGAATAGATCCATCACTCAAAATGACGGACAGTGTTGGCGAGTTGGCTGTAGTCAGGAATGTGGCGTCGTCAACTGTGATGATTGTTGTCGTTGCAGATCTGATGCGTCCACCGCGCCGGGATCCAGCGCGCATGGGATCGGCAATCTCGATGACCTGACCAGGGCGGACAATGACACCGGCGTCAAGAGATGTGACAAACGCAACGGTTTCAGATTCATAATTCTCGGCGAACAACAACCACTTGCCAATTCTGTTGGCTTGACCGCGAGAGGTGCAGGCAAAAGCTGAAACTTGTGTCGTCAGTACGCCATATTTGGCAATAGCTGGTGCATCTTCTACCGCTTCGTAGGCAATTTCCCTGGAACCATCAATCCATTTTGCCTGGACAGGATCGTAGTATCCAAGGTCCAGGTACGACACCACCGCAACCGTAGCTCGGGTTTTTTTGCTGCTGTTTTGATAGGTAAAACCACCTTCAATTACATTGGCCAGCGTAAACAAATAAGCAGCATCAGATGGCTTGTCTTGGCTGATCGTTAGCGAGCCTGCGCTCCAGTACGCCTGAGCGCGAAATACTGAAACAAGATCATTGATTAACTTGAACGCTTCCTCTTGGGTTTGGATGTTGACATTACACGAGAAGCGTGGCTCGTAGATAACGGAACCGTTTTCTGCTCGACGCCCCGAGTCAACAAGCGCACTGGAGTATTGAGACGCGGAATAAAATGCCCATTTATCTAGCGTTGCATTTTGGATGTAATCACCGAATCCGTAGCGTGTTGACGTTAGTAAATCATAAAGTATAAAACATGGGTCCGTTGTCCAAGCGGCAGCAGCAAACGTGCCATCCCACATTCCTGCATAAATTAAGCGACCATTGATGGGGTCAACGGTTGCATTACTGGGAATGCGTACTTTGATGCCTCGAACCAGGTAGCTGCGGGATGGAATGCTATTAAATTGCTCAGCGTCTATTCGTAGACCAACCAGTGCGCTGTTGGGATAGCGTAGTTTTGCGTAGGTGATCTCGGTGTATGAAGCCCAGCTAAAAGCGTTTGTTAGCCTAGGGTCTGCGCTATCAGGTGTTATGCGAGTTACGCGAATATCAACTGGTCTTGATCCAGTAAAATTAACGATGTAGTCTTTCTGGTACAAGTCACCTGTCCGTCCAGAAATGGTGTCGTCAACAACGGTTGTAAATCCACCGCCAGCATATTGCAGGGCGATTTGCAATTGAACGCTTGTTCCGTTGATGTCGCCCTTGTCGCTAATTGATTGCAATTGGGGGATTGAAATTGTAATGCGCGCCGCGTCTACATTTGCCCTAGTTATTGATTTGACAACAGGCAGACCAGTGAGTACTGGTGTTTGAACTCCTATCTCGCTGTTGATTTCATCGCTAATGGGGATGGCGGCTTGGTTTTGCGTGCCGTTGGTGGTGTAAACCGAAACGTTTTGGAAATTGTAGGTTCCGTCTGCGTTTTGTAGCGGTGTGTTGTTGATGTAAATGGACTTGTGGCCGTCTTTCAAACCTTCGATTTCGCCTTCGCTGATCAGGTCAATGACCTTGGCGTACTGACCCGAATCAAGGCCATCCCGTGCTGTGGTTGGGTTGTAGGCTTTGCCGCCACCTTTTCCGCCGCCACCACCAGCGCCAGCAATTAAAGTGCTCACGCTGTCACCTGCACAGTATCAATACCAGCGCTGACTACCACTGATCCTACTAATGTCTCGCCATAGACAATGGGACATGGTGTGCCCTGGCGGCTTGTGTTTTGAATGCCTGAGAAGGAATAGCTTTTACGTGGATCCTGATCGCTATCCAATCCTGTTGGCAATTTTGGCACGGGACTAAGCAACTGAGCAACTCCTCCAAGAATTAAACTACCACCAAACAAACCAACAGCAGTAACAACAGAACCTGCCAAACCCAAGCCAAGACCTGGTATTGCAATTGCAGCAACCACAAGCAATGCACCAATAATAATTCTTCCTACCGCACCAGCTCCCGCAACCACGGGTACAATCTTGATGTCCTGCTGACCGGCTGGATCGTGAATCTCGTTTAGGTCAAGATCGTAGGTGCCAACCGTCACGCGGTAGTGCTGGTCGGCCATATGTTTTTCCACTTCCGGCCAGTTGGCCACCAACATCCGCACCGCCTCGGCTGCTGTTGCTACGTCCGCGTGGAGTACGCGCTTGCCGATAAACTTGGCCAGCTTGCCGTACAGCTTGATCTTACGCAGCATGACGCAACCTCCTTCCTGTGCATTTTAGTAGCCAGCCGCCATATAAATCACGTGATGACAGCCGATGTTCCAAGTGATGCAAAACCAGCTGCTCGCCTAGGTAGACCCCGCAGTGGTTCAGGCCGGGTGCGCTGATTGACATCAGCAGCAGATCGCCAAGTTCTAATTCTTCGTTTTCTTGAAGTTCGCGGAAACCAGTTGCCCGCCAGCAACCGTCAAACATTGGTGCTGCCAAAAAAGCATCTGGATTGCGGGGACGTTCCCAGTCGCGCAGGATGATGCCTTGTTCTGCGTACCAGTCCCGCGCCAATGTCCAGCAATCCTGTACAGCCCACACCCATTCACGGCCAATCAGCGGGGCCTTGTACCCGCAGGGTGTGTAGGTGCCCCATGCTTGGGTCTTGGGGTTGACGATGTGCCATGGCAATTCGCTTGCCTCTGCTGCCACCTTGTCTGCACCGCTGGCCAAGGGCATCGTTACCGGATGGCTATGCACGATGGCCGTGATCTCGCCAGCATCCTCAGCAGTAGCGTAATCTTCAGGGTCAAGCACAAACATTTCCGTGGGACTGCTTGCCAAGTTTTTGCAAGGCCAGTAACGTTCACGGCCTTTGATCACCACGATCACGCCGCAAGATTCCCGTGGATCTTCCGCTTGCGCATGTTCTAGTGCAGCATCGCGCCAGGTCATGAGCTGTAACTACCCACGCCAGGGAAACTGCCAAAGGGCAGCTCTGCATCCGGCTCCCTAAAGGCATAGTCGGTGTTTGCTGAGAACGTGTAGGTTCCCAAGGCTGGCGATGCCGGCATGAAGTTCAGCGTCACCAGGGCCCCATCTTCTGGCGTTGGCGGTGCAGTCGTCAGCGTGATGCTGACACCAGCAGAGACAGCGGCGACAGTGGTGTTGATGCCAAGCGACCCGAAGACGCGCATCCCAACCACGATGCCCGTTGTATTCGTGAGTTTCACTACATCGGGAGGGTTTAAGTAGAAATAACCAGGGATCACCTCATACGTCCCAGAGCGGCTAAAACTGTAAGGCCGCTGGCTCAGGGTCAGCGTGTAGCCTGCAATTCCCGTGATTGTGGCACCATTCATGTAGGTGCCTGCAACGGTCATGCCTACACCTACTCCAGTGGGATCGGTCACGGTCAACGTTGCAGCCGTAGCCGATGGGGTTGCTGCTGTTGCTGCGCTACTGGAGGCTGTGGCATTGGCGGACAGCACCAGCGTGGTGGAGCTGCTTACGCTGCTTACCGTAGTGCCAACTGGCAGGCCCCAGCCACGCACTAGATCACCAGGCAAAATCGACGTCGTACTTGCCATGGTGAGAGTGCTGCTGCCAATGGCGACCGTACCAGTGCGGGTGTACACGCTAAATCTTGTCTGGCAACTATCAAGACGCTTGCCACATACATCCAACTCCAGCGACCCAACCGGGTTGTTGTTTACGTCGTAATACCCTGCCTTGTTGTAGCTGCATTCAGTGGAGCGGTAAACCCACTGACAGATGTTTGATAGGCACTGGCGTTTGGGTGCGCGAACACCTACCAGGTCAAAACTTGCGGCAAGTTCAAATTCAACAACTTCGCGGTTTTCGGCGGATTTACGATCAACGTAGTAAATTTCTCGGGGGAATTCCGCAGTGGGATCTGGTGTCGCGTACGGGTTTTCGCCTTCTTGATAGATAAATGTGTCGTCTTCGTACAGAAGAACAGAGTTGTCTTCAGTAAGTAGATAATCAATCGAAGGAAAATTATTTCCGTCGATGTATCTGGCTAGCGTCCGAATGCGGGTAACCTTGGCGCCTTCCAGCCCGCTGGGCAGTGACAGGATCAGCGCTGTGATGGTGCCCATGATATTGGACACCCGGATTTTGGGTCTGGGGAGCTGACCATTCCCGGAATACTCAAAACCCTCGGCCTCCAAAGGCATTGCTTGGTATGTGTTCCCAGCCCAAATCACATTGCCGTTATCTCCAGTTACGTTGGTGCCAGCGTGGAATCTGTAGATGTCATTGACGCCGTGCATCCTGGCATTTAGTTCCAGCTCAAACAATTCAATGAGTGCGCTGGGTGCTATTGATTGCAGTTCTGCTACAGGAATTGCCATTAGGGTTCAAAGACTTGCCGAAACGTAGCTGTAATTGTACAAATATCTGCATGTTCAAATTGACGCTTCCATGATTCAACTACAAATTTGTACGATGTTCCTTCGGTAAGTGGTGTCCAATTAAATGATTGCACTGCGCCACGAGCTTCAAAAAATGCTTCGATTGCTGCTGAAACTGAATTGCTTTTGGCACTCCAAGTCAAATCCCAAATTTTGGGGCTTTGATTTAAGCCAAACGCAATGCGTTGTTCATAACCATCGCCAAAAATAGTGCGTCGCGCCTTAGGTTCGCTTTTGCGTTGGGCTCCAAAGTCAGGTGTGGTCTGCCCTGCGGCGACTCCTACGGTTGCATCGTCAAAGGTAGCCATTAGCGTCGGGTGTTGGCTAGAAGGCCACCAGGGCGTTGTTGTTTCACCAATTCTGCCTGAACTGCAGCGGAAATGACAACACCAAGTTGTTTAGCCTGGGCTTGGTCGCTTTCAACGCTAGTGCCACCTGCGTCTACGTTGACAACCACGTTGGTGGTGCCGCCGCCTGACGCGATCACGCCCAGCTTGCCATTAGCGGCACGCTGTAGCGGCATGATGGCCTCTGGACCAGCTTCACCCATCAAGCCGGTGCCGTTTGCAAACGGGAAGATGGTTGGCCGGTTGACCACGCCACCCATGGCAAATTTTTGAATTCCGTTTTGGTTAAATATGTTGCCATTGGCGCTAGGAGTAAAATTGCCAATTGGTATTGATTTATAAAAATCACCACTTATGGCAGGCACACCGGAAGCAGCACTGCTTCCAACAAAACCAATCGCCTGCATAATTGCTTTAAGCACAAATTGCTGAATAATCATTTGTGCGGTTGCTTTAAGAATGCCAGCCGCAAATTCACGGAAGTTGGCAGTGCCATTAATTGCAAGGTTAGTAATTGAATCTCCAAGTGACTGGAAACCTTGTTGCGCCAAATCACTCGTGGCTTGCCGAAGCGTGCCAAGGCTATCTACATAAGAATTGGCACCTTCGCGGAATCCAGCGCCAGCATTTGTTGAATCACGCAAAGCAGTTGCATAATTCTGTGCGCTTTTGGCAGCTTCATCAAAACCGGCCGCCACTTCAGACATCTGCTCAAAAACTGCCGTGCCAAATTCACCCTGTGCAAGCTTCATGGTTTCAGCTTGGACTTGATCTTGCGCTTGCCTAAATTCTTTTGCTTTCTGGGGATCGACCTCTGCGCCAAGCTTGGTCATGGCATCAATCCGTTTTTGCAACACGTCCGTAAGACGAGCACGGTCTTTTGCAATTTTGTCAGTATTTGCAACGTATTGTAAATAAATTGCGTCTAGCGGTTTGGCAACCGCAATGGCACCTTTGTTTTGAATGTCAACAATGTATTCTTGCAGCTTGCGAAGATCAATTACAAATGCTTTTTGCTGATCAACAATCCGCTCTTGCCGTGTCTTTTCACGCTTGGCAGCAGCGGCGGCTGCTTTGTCTGCCTTGGCAGAGCTGCCATCTCCACCACCGCTCAACCCCAATCCTTTACCAGGCTCACGAAATGGCGTGCCCAATGCTGTGAGCATTGTCCTGTTAGCCAAAAGCCTCGCCTCCAGTGGAGCATTCATGCTTTTGGCAAAGTTAGCTTTTTGTGCATCAGACATGCCTGCTTGGCCTTGCTTGTACCCAGCCAACAATTTCTCATCTGCTGCAATTTGAGCTTTAAGCGAAGCTTTCCTGCCAGTAGGATCCAGTTTTAAAAATGCGTTTAATTTGCGGATAGCTGCATCAATAATTTCAGCGACAAACGAAAATGTATTTTGAAATGCAGCGCCAATTGGCTTTAGCAATGTACCAACACTTTCCGACAAACTTGCAAGTGTTGTCTTAAGGCGATTGCCTGCGTTTTCTGGGCTGCTTGCAATAATTTTTGCGGCTTCTCCATAGCGGTCAAACAAAGCCTTAGTAAATGTTTGAAAATCGGTAAGGGAGACTTTCCCTTCTTGCAGCATTTTATCCAATTCTTGCGGAGTCTTTTTCATTGACTCTGCAAACAAGGTAAACGCACCGGGCAAGCGTTCACCAATTTGACCGCGCAATTCTTCAGCGCTTACCTTGCCTTTGCTGAATACTTGCGATGTTGCAAGCAATGCCGCATCAAGATTTTCAAGGCTTCCACCAGTGCCAAGAATACCAGCAGAAATTCCTTTAAATGCTTGCTCTGCATCCTTTACATTGCCACCAGCTCCAATTACAGAAGCAGACAAACGTGTAAAGTTTTTAAGAACTATGTCCTGCGGGATTGCAAGTTCTTTGCTTGTTTGACTAACAAATTTTAATGATTGATTGTAACCATCTTGAGAACCAATAACTTGACGCAATGCTGTGCGTTGCTTTTCAAGCTCAGCCGCATAGGTGGCGGTTGCACCAATAGCTTGCCGCACAATGCCAACAGTAGCGCCGACAGTGGCGCCCACTTGCGCACCAACAGGGCCGCCAAGAGCAAAGCCTGCGATGCCACCTAAGGCGCCCTCAGGGCCGCCAAAGATGCCTCCAGCAGCGGCGGCACCAAGACCACGGGCAACGCCTGCTCGGCCACCGTAACGCCCTGGTGCTGCTTTACCAGCAGGTTGTGGACCAATGGGTTGTGCGTATTGAGTCCCAACCCCCATAAACGGTCCGTAGCCACCGGCAATCATTGCGCCTGTGCGCGGGTCTCTGCCCCCAATCGTGGTGTCAGCGTATTCAGCCAAGCCCTGCATCTTCTGTGCCCGGCGTGCTTCCCTAGCAGATTGAGCAGATGCACCAGCAACTTGTGCTTGGATGCGTGCGTCTTGTGCAGAAAAATCAAACCCTTGTGCAGGTGGCAACAACCTTCCACCCATTGGGACTTCAACTGACGGCATCGAGTATGCCCCAGTCAATGGGTTGCGGATCAAACCGTTGTAGCTGCGTTGTGCAGCAGCAGCAGCATTGGTTGCACGGGTGATCCGGTTGAATCCCTGCGTTACAGCGTTCTGCTTGCCTTGCAGTGCCCCAAGCTCACCATCAAGCTGCTTGATCTCAAGCGTCAGCTCATTAAATGTGGTACTGCCAATCTCAGCAGACTGACGCAAGGCGTCTAGGCCAGCGCGATAGTTCTTAAGGTTATTGACAGAACGAAGTGACTCAGCACCTAGCTCCTTAAACATTCCACGCAACTTGCCCAGATCATTGCTGGCAGCCTTGGATTCAGTAGCAAAATTTCTTACGGCAGATCGTGCGCGATTCAATCCCTCCAGGTTCTCAACCTGGGCCCTGATGCGGAGGATTGTCGCTTCGTTGGACATTACTTCCCGTTCTGGCTGTTCATTTGGCTGAGAGCGGCGCACTCCATAATTTGGATGCCCTCAAAAATCCTGACCGGATCTGCCACTTCGTACAGTCTACAGATCCATTCCAGCGAGCTGTAATTGAGACCCATGGGACCAGCCATGCTTACGTTCCACTGGGTTCGCATCCGCAGGAATACGGCAACGATTTCCCAGTTCTCTTCCCATACTTCAAAGCGCTGCTCAGCCGGTGAAAGCTCAGCAGCGGCAATGTCAGCGGAAGAGAGGCCCAGCGCAGCCAGGTCGCTCTCACGTTCGTCTACAACGCCGCCCTTTGCCCAATACTGAGCAGCGGCCTCTAGTTTTTTGCAGCACCGCCGCTGAGGCTGTCAGCGTAGGCTGTGATCAACGCACGTACCACGTAGGGATCGTCGCAGATCTCTTTCTTTGACTTGGCAGTAAAAGGAATCTCCTTGCCTGCTTCGTCAAAAATGCCCTCCCAACCTTCAAGGATGCTTTCGATCAAAGCATCGTCACCTTTGTCGACCAAGTCGTTGAAACTTGATCGACTCATCTTGCGAAAGGTTGCATCAAACGTAGTTTTTTCAAACTTGCCGCCATCAATGGGTGTTTCCACCGCGACGGGCCATTTGTAAGATGCAACCTTTTTAAGAACGAATGCCATGCAGAATCAGGTGAAAACTAGGCTCACCTCATTATTGCCTGCTGTGGTGGGAAGTGCCAAGTAGGGCATGGACAGCGAGACAACACCGTTGGTGTCGCCGTAGGTGCAGCCAGTGATGTCGGTCTGCGGTGCGTTAAGGGTGACAATGTTGCCACCGGTAGCGCCCAGCACGATGGTGCTTGCTGCGGTTGCAGGAGCAACGGCTTTAGCAAAGAAATCAGTGGTGCCAACGGCAGGCGCTTCGACCACTGCTGTGCCACCAGCGGCACGATCAGTAATCAGCACTTCTTGGCTGGAGCCGGTTTCCTTGTAAAGAAGTGTGTTGTTCAGCGCAAGATCAATGCTCTCAAGGCGAGTGCTTGTGACGCCGTGGAATGTGCAGGTGGTGACGTTGGTGTCGTTGACTTCCAGTGCAGCAGCTTGGTTGGCAACCGTAAAAGTACCAGAAGCAGCCGTGCCGTCAGGAGCGTTGTAGATCCCGATGAACTGGAAGCTGGCGGTCGGGAACTGCCCAGCCGTCATGTTGAAAGTCACCGTGCCACGGGCACCAGTGATTTTGTGGCGAGTGCCGTCGTAGAAGCAGTACAAGGAAGCGCTGGAGAAACTGGCGCTTACGCCTGCATAGGTAACAGATGTGCTGCTTACAACCACTTCGCTCATGCCAGCAGCTTGAAGCAACGGGCCAAAAGCAGGAGCCGTTCCAGCCGTTCCAGACCCGCCTAGTTCGACTTCAAAAGTTACCGAAACCCGCTTGTTGGCAACCAACGTTCCACGGGTGCTGTTACCAATGAAGCCTTGGTATGACGCCGCCTGAACGTTGTCTGACTCGATAGGAGTCACCTCAAGATTGGTGACCTGAATGGCATTGCTACCACCAACAGGGATTGAATCCGTCCCGTAGGTAGCCTCAATCTTCGCGAGCAGAAACTTCTTCCGTGTCAGAGCCATTGTTCTGTAAAACAGGAGTGGTTGTAGTCAGTGTAAGCTTCCCAGTCTTAGGGTCGTACAGATAACTGCCGCCCACTCCAGGGGTAGGGATTTCCTTCTCAATCTTAGCCATGGTGCTAGGCCGAAGTTAGGTTGGTGCGACTTGTGCGGTATCGCACCAAGAAGTCTTGGGTAATCATACCGACAGGAATATCAGCCTCGTACATTGCAAAGTCTGTGCGGTCGGGCAGCAGATCAAGGGCGTAACC